AAGACATAAGCTAGGGATCTCTGGTCGAGGTCCGGGAGTTCTCTGATTCCATTAAATCTGATAGAACCAATAACTCCTGATGTATGTTCATGATTATAAAAATAATCATTGAACTTACGGTCATAGCTCATAAGGAAGCTACCAATCTCCGTACCAAATAGCTTAAGATATTTTTCATATCTCACGCTAAGAGGTAAACCTTCAGGATTAAATCCGATTCCTCCTAAGAAATCGGGTATATCCCAGATTGCCTTGACAACTTTACGTTGTCGAGGTCGGAGAAGGCGAAGGGCACGTTTCCCAAGAAGTCTTATCGCATCAACAAAAGAGTCGTCAGAAAATTGGCGCCACTTAAGTTGAGGAATAACATGTTCTTTAAGAACAAGTTTTCCAGCAAATTCAGCTAACGATGAACTGTTAAGTGATTTTGCATCAGAGATAGGACAACCTAACTGTTTTAAAGCAGTTAGATACTTGAGAAACAACTGGTCATCCATAATTACTACATCATCACCTAAGATAAAAAATTCGTTGTGAAACGAATAATTATTAAGGTAATATAGTAGTAATCCATGGCACAAAGCAAAAGAGGCAAACGAAGGGTATAATCCCAACGGTTGTCCCTTCTTCCAAGATAGTTTCCCATCTTGAAAGATCCACGGTGCTCTAGATAAATCGGTAAATAATCCGAGATAATCATGAGGATCATGAATAAATGCTTTGAGTGTATCAATTTGAAGGCTTAACGGAAAATAATCCGTGGCACCAGTCAAATCGATACAATGGACAGTCATCCCTTGACAGAGTTTATCCTGAATAAAAGGATGAGCTTTAGATTGATCGTGAGTGCAATCCCATTCAAAATTACGAATGGTATCGTACAAACAGTCTTTCAAAGGCTCAAGGGTCATTTGATAGATGCGATTAGGATTGGCTACAGCACGAAGCTTATAGCCAGGTTCTTGAATCAAACCTATCTTACCAACATGATCTGTAACATGAGGGCGTGAGCCCACAAAGTTAGTAAGATCATCTTGG